AGTTGATCAGTACATAATTATGACCTCAACTGCGGCAGGTGTAGGTCAGACAACTAATAATGTTACAATAGCAGTTTCACCAAGATAATGTTTGAATTTGACTACAATAAACCTATGGCTTTAATTTCTGGAGTGGAATATGAAGTCTATTTTTTTGAAATTTCTGCACCTAATTGTGTTTCAATAAGGTTTAAAAACTCTGAATATGATTGGGGAACAAGTGCAGTTGAAAATGAAACCACCATCAATGGCATACTCCAGACATCGGCACAGATGATATTTGACACACTTACTAATGGGTAACGCTAATCCGTTTTACAGGTTTAAGCAGGGATGGAATGCGGGGTTCTTCCCGGATAACCAGATAATGACCGACCTAATCAATGAGATGGTTGGGCAACTGACCATTGATTTGCCAAGCATCTGGCCGGGCAAGACCATTGATGGGCTTTACTATGCCATTAAGCAATGGGTGAAGGTCTATGAAGGTCATCCATACTATGGCCGATTTGATTTTAGCATCCAAAAGATTCCTGATAGCCCGAATAATGAGTACAACATAAATGTATTCAACCCTGATATGGAGGCTCTGAATCTAACAGGAGCAGGCTTTACTGTCAATGGGTTTTACAATCCTACCACTAACATAGTTGTCAATAGCAGTGTCAATGCCTTTACTCCTGGTTCATTTAGTGGCTCTTTTGCAGAGCCATTAATTAATGAGGAAATCAAGGTCAGTGAGGCATTGGAGATTGTGAATATTAATGGCTCTGCCATCTTCCCGATTACCTATTCATTTAATCCAATCTCAAATGTTGCCACTTCTGGACTAGCCAGAGGTGATAATTGGTTCTTGGATGCCAATGGAGTGCCGGACAGACAACCTGTGCCGAATCTGCCTTACGAAAACAGAAGGACATTCGAACTCCCTGCCCTTAATGGTGATGACACTTACATAGTGAGCGTAATGGAGCGCATCATTCAGGCATCCTTGAATGACATAAATTCAGTTCCGACTGAGTATGCCAAGTACACCATGCCGGATGGTTGGACTAAGTCTATTGCCAATCCGAGCTTTACTACTTACAACCGTTATCAGATTAACTTTATTGATCCTACCAGAAGGAAGTTCATTCTGGTCGGCAGATTTGATGGTCAGTGGCTTTGGCAAAGGTTTGTTTCTGATGAGTACGGAAATAGTCCGTACAACTTTTTGACTGCCTATGCAGAGATTACTGCTCTGCCCTATGAGCCTCTGCAAGCAGGCAGATGGCTATACAATGATGATACATTTGACTTTGAGTTCATTCACTTCACTTCAGATTGTTATGTGTCTGCTGAGTTTTACCCGATGCCAGCTAAGCCAGGAGATCAGTATCAATTCAATGTAGTTGATGGCAATCTAACAGGCATCAATTCAGTTGATGTAGGCTTATTTAGGGAGAATGGCGAGCTGGTTCAGAAGATAGGTGAGGCTAGCAGAAACTGCTGCATGAGCATAGTGCTGCCCTACATCACCATTGATGAGGAAGTGCCAGCCTATGATGACTGGGATTCATTCATCACTCTTCTTGTTGGCCCTGCTCCACTTCAGTTCATGTTCAGCAATGCGACAACGAACTTCACAGGCACAGGAGCATATGATGACATCACTGCTCAGCTTGGTATAGTTGCAGCAACATTGCCAGCAGGCACAGTGACTGTCTACGATAAGCAGGTATTCATTGATGCTGTTGTAGCCCTGACTTGGCCAGCAGGCATTGAGGTCAATGGTGAGCTTGTGTTCATTGAAGGTCAGGAGCGAGTTCAGCTCAACTTCTGCAACTATCAATCAGCTGACTATCCAACCATTCAGACCAGGTCAATAGTTGATGAGGTTACCTATTATAGCTCTTACATTCAAGGCCTATGCTGTAATCCAACCCAGATGCAGGCAAGTGTAACCATTCCAGCAGTTAAGGCAGGCTGCTATCGCATGGGCCTATACAATGCAGAGGAGACAGGCGGAGGAACTACTTGCCAGCTTACATTCACTTATGAGCTTGTGGATGGAATCAATACTTACATTGATCAGATAAATGAGACCTATCCGCTGAAGTATTATGGCTTTGCCCTATTCGATGGGGTTAATTATTCACAGATTAATACAATTCAAATTCCAGACACCACACCTCCTCCAGGTGGATTTGATTTACAAGATATAATTGACTTCAGCAACACCATTCCAGGAATGTCATGTACTTACACTGAAGATACCGACACCCTAGCTTGGAGCTGGACAGTGACCGTTGATTGCAATGTTGATTATCGCATGAGCAACAATGTGTTTAATGAGGATGACTCAGTTGTAACTCTATTATTTAGCACTGAATACCAGAGCTGCTCCTGCGAGGTAGTTGATGTCAATGCCTTCTCACTTTACTCATTGAGCAATATCATCAACATTGATCCATCAGATTGCTTCAGCACCATGCTGGAGTTTTGGAGTGATAACAACACGATGGCTCAGGGCTATGAGTACTTTGACAATTGGAAGCAAAAGGTCAGGATAGGCATAAATGGTGGAGGTGAGAAGCCAATAATTGAGGAGAGTCTATACAGGCAGAGCAATGGTGTTCATAGAAGACCTCAGAACAAGCAGGATTTATCGTTAGATTTGCATACGGATTTCTTTGATCTAGAGACACAGTTAGCGATGACCGATGCCACCCGGCATCCTTACCTAATCTGGTCAGGAAAACCAATCTTTGTCAAGGGTGATCTTGAAGTAGCCACCATTCAGGATTTCACAACGCAAAGCTCTTTTGAGACTTTATCACAAATGAAGTTTCAGGCACTCCTCCAGGGCTTTCAGCCCAAGAATTCAAGCTGTTTAAACTGCTAAATAAACATGTCAATTTTCTCACTAACATGCCCCGATGTAGGGTGCTACCAAAATTTTCTCTGTGACCCAGAGTTCCAGAATAAGATTGTCGCTGTGGCCTATGTGCGCAAGTCTGCAGCCCTTACTGCCCAAGAGAAATCAACTGCCGACAATTGGATAGCTGCTCTCTATGACCGCTACCTTTCAGGTGAGGCTTACCTTGTGTTCAACACCTCCGGAGAAAAGCCAAAGCCTGAGACAGCAACAACTGCTGGCCGTGGTATGCAAAACACCAAAGCTCTCGCTAAGACTCATACTGTTACGGTGCAGGATATGAGCGGAGTGGTACAATCTAATGTACAATTCTATAATGATATACTTAGTTCAAGTCAGAACTTTGACTTTTACTACTTCACTCCGAATCGTGTTTGGGATGCCTCCGGTAGCTACATCACTGTAATCGGTGACCCTGTAATCACTGCTGATCTGAATACTTATCAGATGGCTGAGGTTACTATTAACTGGGTTTCTAAGGTCAATCCGCTGCCTTATGAGTTCGATACAGACACATTCCTCGAAGGCCTGTACTACATTATCAGCTATACCGGAAGTTCAGGTAGCACTTATGTAGGCAACACTATTACAAGTGCCTGCACAGACCCGCAGACTGTTACTTTTTCAGGTGTTCTGAACATCGGAGCAATCTCTGGTGCGCCTGAGCAGGTGTGGTCAATTGAGCAAGTAAGTGGCAGTGATGACATCACTGAGATTGGTCTTGAGATTGATCCTGCCACAGGTATAATCACCTGGAATCCTGTGACTTTCGTTGGAACTTACATTTTCCTCGTGACAGTTACCAATGAGTACGGATGTGTATTTGGTCAAGAGACCATCACATTGATTGTTGATTGCCCAGATTAAATAATTAGAGTTACATGGAGGAGTTAATCGGGATACTTTTATCGAAATTGCTTGACCGGAAAATCCGTGAAGGCAGGCACGGCTACATTGAGGAGGCCAGGGAAAAAGCTGAAGAGCTTGAGTATCATTTCGAAAATGAGTATCCCGAGAGACTTCTTAATTCACAACATCCGAGCGAAGAGCCTTGGATGAAAGACTATCGCAAGAAGCGGTGGCAAGCACCCACCACTACTGCAACAGGTAGAGTTTATACATTCCTCCAGAAGATTCAGCAGGCCGATGACTTTAAGATTAGCTTTGAGTCTGACTTTCAAAAGACAGGAATCGCTGAGCGCATAGGGCTTCAGAATAACACCTTAAAGCACTATGTCACCGAGGAGCTTCCAAAGACTGGAAGTCTTGAGACATGGCTTTTTAATGTGTTTTTAAAGACTTACCTGAAGGATAGTAATGCTGTTGTAATTACAGTACCGGACTTTGAGGAGTTCATTAAAGACCCATCAGCAGTTACCACATTAGACTGGAGCAGGCCTTACCCACAGATAATTGAATCTGAACACTTAATCTGGGAGGATGAGAGCTTCGTAATTACTAAGGTTGAGGATTATGTTGATATGAATCGCAAGAAGTGGGATCAGTTCTTGTGCATAACTACTGAAGGCCTGATGCTATTCAGGCAGATTAATCAGTACACCTATGATCAGCCTTTTCAAGTTTACATTCTGCCGTATCAATTTGGCTATCTGCCAGCCTGCAAAGTAGGCAACATCATTTATGAGGAAGAGGATGGTAAGTTAGTTTATGATTCAGTCCTTGCTCCTTGCTTGCCCTCCTGGAATGAAGTTCTTTTTAGGACTGATGACCTGAACATCCTATGGGCCATGCACGCTCTGCCGCAGAAATGGGCATTGAAGATGTCTCCCTGTAAGACCTGCAATGGCACAGGCATCAGGACTAACAGAAAGGATGAGCGAGTGAGCTGCAACGATTGCTCAGGATCAGGTAGAGCAAGTTCATCACCTTTTGGGTTGATGGAAATCAATATCGACCGGGTCAGTGCTGTCAATCCTAATCCACTTGTTCCGCCTGTGCCTCCGGCAGGTTATATTGAGAGACCAGTTGAGACCGTAAAACTATTTCAGGAAGACATTCTTCAGAAGGAGTTTCAAGGCTTCAAAGCCATTGGCCTTGAGTTACTAGGTCAAATACCAGCTGCTCAGTCAGGCATAGCAAAGGAGTATGATCGTAAGGAGTTAAATACATTCTGCTTCTCAGTAACTGTGCATCTGGCGCAAGTTTATCGGAAGGTCTGTTTCTACATCATGCTCCAGAGGTACAATGCACTTTTTGCATCATCCTTAATGGATAGTGATAAGATTCAGGCAGCACTTCCTCAAATCACTGTGCCTACTGACTATGATGTGCTGACCTCTGACATGGTAGCAGAGCAATTGAAGAAGGCAGTGGAGAGCAAGTTTAACCCACTTATTACATCCGGCATTGAGATGGATTATGTGGAGAAGTTGTATGGCGAGAACAGTATCCAGAAGACCTACCTAAAGCTATTGAGTAGCCTTGATCCATTGCCTTTTAAAAGCACGGATGAAAAGACAGTGCTACTATCTAGCAATGGCTGCACTCAATTAGATTACATCCTGAGTGCCAACCTTGCTTCCTTTATCACTCAGAAAGTAGAGGAGGATGCAACCTGGTATGATAAACCATTCAATGTGCAGAGAGCAGAACTTTATGCACTTGCAGCTGAGAAGCAGGCTCAAATCAGAGCAGGTATTGTGCCTATAATGGACAACATGAGCAGCTCAAGTGAATCTGATAATGATTCAGACAATCTAGGCAAGCTACCACTTGCAATTATGCAGCTGTCACTTGCTGCCGAGAGAGCAAGTAAGGCAGGCAATACTGCGCTGTTTAAAACGCTGAATGATAAAATCAATAATCTGCTGGGTGAAATTGAATAATAGTGGCAACACCTACTGAGTTAATAAAGAAGATTCAGGAATTACAACTGGCTATTGAGACCCGGATGGATGAGGCATTGCCCAGGGTATTTGCCAAGCTATCTGATCAGGTGATTGACTTAGCCTCTGATTTGTCCTTAGACCCAAAGGATAGGGCTAAGTCATTGAAGGAACTGATAAAACTCAAGAAGGACATTGCCAATACCATTGTTACCAATGCACCCTATCAGCTTCAGGTTGCTGAAGTAATTAAGGGCTTTGAGATGCTGGCTGAACTAAGCAACGAGTACATTACAGTTGCCATAAGTGATTTTAAACCAAAGAAGGCACTCTATGAGGCTATCCTGGAGACCAACATAGCAACCACTAAGGATGCACTATTAGGAGCAGGCATTAGAGAGAACTTTGGCACAGCGATTCAGGAGGTTCTGAAAGATAACATTGCAGGCATAGGCTCACGCTCTGAGCTTAATAAGACACTTCGGAAATTCATTGAAGGAACTGACACAGAGAAGGCCTTTTTAAACAGGTATATTAAGCAGACTACCAATGACTCAGTGATGACCTTCAATGCCGAATACATCCAGACCATAGCCGAGGATTTAGATGTTGAATACTACCTATACCAAGGCACATTGATTCAGGACTCAAGACCATTCTGTGTGGCTAGGGCAGGCAGATACTTTACCACTGATCAAGTAAAAGCATGGCCTAATTTAAAGGGATGGCAAGGGCGAATGGCTGGCACTAACAGCACTACTATATTCAGCTATCGTGGAGGCTATAACTGCCGCCATCAGCTCTGGCCTGTAGCAAAGGAGCAATATGAGGCTGCAAAGGAGAAAGGGAGAACAGGGCTAAGGTAAGTGGTTCAAGGTGGTTCTGAAAGTGGTTCAAGGTTATTACAACCTGTAAGGATTATTTACAAGTTGCTCAGGCCAGCATTCTGCCGACTTAAAGATGACTACAATTTGAAGTCATGTGCTTACAAATTTCAACCTGTTCCATTTTGTCACGCTTTCACCCTAATTATTCTCCCTATAAGCTAATAGTAGGGAGATGGGCTTTAGATGCTTCTGCTCAATTACCTTTCGCAATCCATAGCCTAGGTTCTGCTCAGTCATGACTTCATCCATACTCTGCCTCCTGATGTAGCCTTGGATAATGACCTCGGCTGCTCCTTCCATTGCCAAGCACAGAATGTAGATGTGAGCATCTAACTTATCATTCATGTTAAAGACCAGCCTGCCTGTCTTATACTTTGTGGTCTTAACCTGAATGTTATAGTCACCCATCATGAGGTCTGTACCTCCATCACCCTCCAGACCGCAGCTCATGTCCATTGCTATTTTTAGAGCCTTACTTACTGCATACTCACCCATTACACCGAGCATGTCAATTGTCTCCCGGTCATTGCCCCATTGTTTAGTTGGGCGATTAGGATTGGCCTGATCCTTCAGGAAGTGTCTGCCTTTGGCAAGTACCAGGAGCAGCTCCATTTCTCGTGATGTGAATGTTATCTTCAACGATCATAAGGGATTACAAAAGTAATTCAATAATTAGGATATTTACCCTATGAAAAAGGCATCCAAAGAGTCATCAATTAAGATTAGCTTCGGTAAGAGGAGGGAAGGAAAGCACAGCAAGACCTCAGGCCCAAAGGCAGGCAATGTCAAGAAGTATAAAGGACAAGGACGATAATGGCAGACAAAAAGTTTAAGACCAAAGTAAATGGCAAGACAGTCAGCTTCGGGGCAAAGGGCTACTCCATCGCTCCTGGCACTGCTAAGGGAGATGCTTACTGCGCTCGTTCATCGGGCATTAAGAAGTGCGCAAAGCCACCATGTGCCAATGACTTGAGCAGGAAGGCTTGGGGCTGTGTTGGTAAAAAGTCGGTGAAAAGTGCAGCTAAAAAATTCACTCGCATCAAGTAACTTTACAGCATGCAATTTCCGCTTAAGCACTTTAAGTTATCAGAGTTTGATTCACCTGATGCTCCGGGTTCAGGGGCTAAGATGCAGCCTAAGTTCATGCAGATGCTGGACAATGCCAGAGCCATTGCAGGAGTGCCTTTTAAAATTAATTCAGGCTACCGGACAGAGGCTCATAATTCTAAATTAAAGGGAGCAGTTAAGGGAAGTAGCCATTGTCAGGGATGGGCAGCCGATATTCATTGCACAGATGGCGATAAGCGATTTGTGATTATTGACAGTCTGCTGAAGTCCGGTATAAATAGAATTGGAGTGAGCAGCACATTTATTCACGCTGATTGCGATCCAACCAAGCCTGCGAAGGTCATCTGGACATATTAATAATTATGACTCACGAATTAAGGGAGGAGCTGGTGAAATTTATCTATGATACTCCTGCCTACGGAGCTATCATACTTACTAAGATGGCTAACCCAGAGCCGCATTTTTACAACCCAGGAGAAGAATGGCTATACCATCATGGCTGGTCAATCATTTTAATTTATCGAATTTACCGGATGGCTCTAGACATGCACAAGGGCATGCTGGAGACTGTGCTATATTACGATGATAGTCAGAAGCTGGTAGACATGAATGGCTATCAGAAGCTATTTCAAAAATTCAAAAACTTATTTAGATGAAATTATCAAAGGAGTTCGCAGTTGTTCTGGTGGCTGTTGTCATCTACATCGGAGGCGATGTTTATGTTACTAATATGAACCACAAGAAGATTGACAATCTGATAGCCATAAATCAGGAGAGGCTGACCAATAGTAACATCCGGCAGAACAGGATGATTGAGTCTGTTGATAGCATGAAAATTCAAATCAAAGGACTAGGTAAGTCGGTTATCTATCTTGACTCATGCCAGCAGAACAAGACAATCAAGCAGGACAGGGCGGAGAGAAGAGGCAAGTTCGTGGGAGGGCTGTTAAAGAGCCTTATTCCCGGCATGTGAGTCATGCGCTGTTCAGTAAACGCATGCAGGTCTATGCCTACACCTGCACCTCTATTGTGCTTGTTGGCCTGCTTGGTGGAGTCGGTTGGCTCTATAAAATCCAAAAAGTAGAACAATCAGATTCTGTCCTGATGTTCATTTTGGGGCAGGTGCTAAGTGCATGGGTAGCCTTGACTAATAAGATATTCAGAATTACAGCACCTAATATTGGGAGTGCGGATAATCCTTAACTTTGTGATATGAATTGCCTGCAAGATTACATTGGATTAATAGGATGCACTGCTGATGCTCCTCTGTCTGGCCTCTACATCAACGATTATCCGGGCATGAGTTCGGAACTTCTTGATAAGATTGCCACTCCTGAGCAGGCCTCTTATGTTGGCATGTGGAACTCAGCTCAATCTGTGAGCTATGTTCGCATGAAGCGTGATGTGCAGGCTGCACTCTTTACTTCAGCAGAGGCTCAGCTAGATCAAGTGCTTTTCCAGACTCGCAAGCAATTCGTGCAGCAATGGCAGCAGGTTCAGGTTGTTCCTGAAGAGGCTATCCTGAAAGGGGCTTTTGTGAGCATTCAGGGCAGCAAGTATTTGGCTTTAAGAGTAAAGCAAATCTACATCTACAATGCCGGGCCTGCTGTGGCTGGTATTCCTTGGTATGTCTTTCAGACTCAAGATGGAAAGATACTTGACCAGGGAACTGCTGATCTGGTTGAGGGCATGAACTATGTGCCTATCAATGCGGAGTTCTACTCAGACTTCGATAAGATCAATATCATGGTTGCAGTTGATTGCACACTTGTGCCAACCACTACAGGCATGTTCACGGACTGGGGCTGGAATCAAATGGACATTGAGTGTGCCACTAGATTCACCTACCTATGGCGCAATGGCTGGACTATCTTTCCGGTTACTGCTCCTCTGGACTATGGGTTCGGAAGTAGCTGGTCTCAGAACAGCAGCCAGTCAGGAATATACATAGATGCTCAGCTTGTCTGCTCACTTGATTCATTCATCTGCCAACAGAGGGAGTTTTTAGTAGATGCCTGGGCGAACTTGCTATGCTACCAGATATTATGGCAGAAGGTAGCCAGCCCCAGAGCCAACTACTTCAGTCAAGGCAACCGTGAGTTTACCGAGAGAGCAATGGCTACCTTCTTGGATGGCTATCAGCAGAGCCTAGCAATCTGGGCAAGGCAGCTGAACCTGAGAGGTGAGGGCTTATGCTTCAACTGTGATAATGCTGGCCTGATTCAGCAGGGATTTGTCAGGCCTTAGCCTGCATTAATCAACGGTAATTATATGCGTTAGGGTATAATTTGTGCAATTATGGTCAAATTATATCCGAAAAGGTATAATACCATAAGGTACACCTCGCTGAAATCAACGATGTGTTAAGCCACTAGAATTTCGGCAGCTTCTCTATCTCCCTTGTTAAGTACCACTGGGCTTTCTTTAGGTCATCAATCCTGCTTCCCTTCTTGCCTGCCCTGGATATGTATTTAATTACATTGCCCAGGTTAAACCCAAGCTCCCAAGCCTCAATGACCTTGATTGCCTCATAGGTGTTGTCAGAGCCTCCGTAATGTTGAGGGTGATTGATAGCATCGTGATTCTGTTTCATCTGCTCAATATGTTTATGAAGAGGCTTCTCATAATGCGGTTCATCCCAATAGTCCAGCATGTTCACGGATAATAATAGATAGGTTTTGGATGATTGTTTTCTGACATGGTTCTGCCACTTAGCTCATCTATGTCACGGTAAAGGCCTCCGTTAAAGTACCATCCAGCATGCCTTGGCTTTGATCTCATGTTGATGAGTTCGGCCTTAATCAGGATGTCATTGACATCAACCTTGCCCTCATTCTGAATGATGAAAGCAATGAGTTCTTCAATGGGTGATTGCTCGGTCATGGCAGAGGTAGATGTAGGCCTGTTGTGTCTTGATATGCTTCCAGGTATCCCTGCCAAAAGCCATCAACATAGATTTCCTTTTCGTAGTGCTGTGGCCCATAGCTCTCCTTTATGTCATCAAGATCGCAACCATCAATGAATGATTGCTCTCCCTTGCCTCTGATGGCCTTGAGATTAATCTTATTAATTATCTGGGTGAGTCCATCATCTGTTACATAGTCATGGATTTGGTCAGCCAAATAATCAAAGTTGATTACCATCTTATCCTGGTTTTTATTATAGAAGAACTCAATGTTCTCCTTTAAAATCTTAATAAGCTCTTGTTTTAAGTTATTCATTTTTTTGCGAAAAGTATTTAAAAATGCTACCTATTGCAATCATTTACGCTCAATGCCAAGGAGTGAAAGGACAAGTAACCAGATAGCCAACAAGAATGCAGAGAACTTCTGCCAGCCTTTCTTACCTTCGACTGCATCAGTCTCTCGAAGCTCAAGGTCAGCAATGCGTTTCTTCTGCAATCTCAGCTGATCCTCTAAGCTATACTTCTTCTTGAGTATAGCAGTCTGCTCATCCTGGAGTGCTATGATCTCTCGCTCCAGCTTCTCAATTAGCTTCTGGTTCATTTATCAATCTGTCAATTATGTGTTTGATATAGTGTAAAGCAGCCAGCCCTCCGGCAAAGTAATATCTGGTCTTTAGACTATTTGACTGCTGATCTGCCAGCCATTGCTTGGTCTTAATTTCCTTCATTAGAATCACTCTGAGCTGCTCAAGCTGTGTCATATTACTAGCCTGTCTATGTTGATGTCATAGGCTTCCAGAGATTCATTCCAGGCATTCCAGAGATGCTCCTCATTAATGTACTTGCCATCCTCTGAGGTGTCCACCAGCCTGCGGATTTTATTGCTGAAATCAAAGATGAACAAAGCCATGTCTAGGCTTTTTATGCACCTCTTGTGATTCAGTTCATCATCTGTATTATCAAGGTTAAAAATCAATGTTGCTTTCATTTTTTTAAATTATATGGGTATTCCCAATGATTTACATTTTTTGTTTTCACTTTGACTGAAGTTTCTTGGTTGTATTTACATTTCCAATGTGCTTGATAAAACCTCTGCAAAGTGTAGCTGCTTTAAAGCCTAGCTTCCGGTAGTGAGCATTGAATGCTAATTCAGTTGCATAGTGGTCATTGGTATTCCACTCGCAGAAATTTGAGAAAGGCCCAGCAGCAATATAATCTGAGAGCCTACGGAGACCCGGATTCCAGGTCATGCCATGCCAGGTTTGATTGTGACTTCTAAAATTACCCGCCATCTCCTGAAACCTAACATTATTAAACGCTATCCTTGTGCCACTTAATACCGGATGGCCATTGCGATCAGATGGATGTCTGAGCCAGACAGTGTAGATGGTTCGGTCAAGTTGCAGCACAGCCTTAGAGTCATTAATAAAGCCCTCCTGATAAAACTCCCAGTCATCCTCGCAGTGAAATATGTAAGGAGTTTTTACCTTCTGATATAAAGTGTCTATGGCATGAACTTGGCCAGCATAAATACTCATTGACCATTCAGCCTCAATCTGCCAATGCCTTCTCAGGAATTGGTTAAGTTCAAAGGCTAACTCAGCAGGTATAAGTCCTGAGTCCTCATGGATCAGGAATGCAGCTGGTGGCTCACCATCCCAATAGGTAACTAGACTGCTGATGGTTTTCTCCAATAGGTCAAACCTGCCGCAGCTGGTCAGGCAGACTGTTATGTCTCTATCCATTTAAGTAAGCTATGAATTTGATAAATAGTAATCCTATAAGTATGGAATAAAGTATCCAGAACAGGCCTGTGAAAAGGCCATTCTTAATCTCTCTGTTCATTTCTCGGTTGAACATATTAAATGAAGTAAAGATTATCGGCTAAGATTAACTCAGTGCCTGCCTTAACCTCAAAAGAGTCATTGCCCCATGATTGAATCTGAAACAGATACTGCTCTTCTGTTATTTGAAGGCCATAGAAATTGAAGAATGCCCTCTCAGCCTTATGCGTGAAGTTCATGTAGTGCTGACCGTAAAGTTCATAGATGCAGAATCTGCCACCCATCAGAGAAGCACGGTGAACGACTTTAATGTCTCTCACCTTAATGTCCACCCACATCATGTTAAGTGAATCCATGCGCACAATTACATCGTTAAAATTCATGTTAAATTAATTGGTTAGATTTGTGATGCAATAAAGGCAAAGGAAAATTATCTGCAAAAATATTTTCAAAAATAAATTATGCCTGTCTATGACTCCACTTCTCAATTTCTGAAGCAACAGCTCAAGAACTTTAGAGAGGCCTCCAAAGCTGACAAGGTGCTTAGAGCAGCTGCTCTTTATGCTGCCCCAGCTGTAAGCGATAGAGTGCAGGATAGCGGAAGAAAGTCTGATGGTTCTGAGCTTCCTCCTTATGACTCAACCAGAGTTATTGGCAAGGGAAGCCCCATCAGCAGGAAGTTTGGGGAGATTGCTAGTAAGAAGCAGGTAAAAGCGAGAATGAAGGCCTTTGGCGATACAGATGAATTCTATGGCTATGCTGACTTCCGCAGATCATTAGGCCTTCAGACCGCCTATATGGATTTGACTTTGACCGGGGCAATGTGGGCAAGCTGGAGACCTGTGCCTATTTCTGACACAGCTTATGGCATAACATTCACAACAGCAGAGCAGGCTAAGATTGCAGGCTACCTGGAAGAGCGTTTTGGCCCTATATTTGAATTGAGCGATAAGGAGCTAGAGCAATCACTTAAAATAATCAATAGACTAGCCATTGAAATCCTGAGTAAATGAAAGTCACTAAGGTAACAGTTGAGAGCGCAATTAAAGACCTATGCCAAAATCTGGCAGATACATTCGTGGGAAATAAGATGCTCAACTATGGCGAAGCAGTAGAGAGCATTCTTGAAGGCAGTGCAGGCAACTATGTAACTAAGGATGGGAACAGTTACTGCGCAGTCAATGATACTTATTCTCTGGTGCTATTCTTTATTCGTGAGTCTGCCTCTGTTGAGGCCTCACCTGCCGGAGGCAGAGCCACAAGCCTGCTGAGGACAGTAAATTTTAAGCTCATTGCTAACTCAACTTTTGAGAATGCCGAGTTTGGCATTACATCTATTATCAATCGCACTAAAGGCATAACTTATGCAGGCACGGATTTTAACTCGAAAGCAATCGCAACCCAATACTTCGGCATTCCGGAGAGAAATTTTGAGACCTACTTTTTCTCCATTGACTTCCAAGTCACCGAACGCATCAGTTGTGAAGTTACCTGTTGATCACATTTATTTTATAAGCCTCAAGAAGGCAACTGTCAGGCGCAATAAGCTCATTGAGTATCTAGACAGCATCAGACTAACAGACCAACACGGTGAAAAAGCTGAATGGCATCTAGCTAACACTGGCAACATAATCACTCACTGGGTAGACAACTCGGTCAAGAAATCACTTAACAGGCCATCCATGAGCATCAGCGAGATAGGATGCTGTGCCTCCCATCGTGAAGTTTGGTATAAAATTGTCCAAAATGGTCATCAGTCTGCGCTAATTCTGGAGGATGATGCCAGGTTCGAATTTGAAATGCTTAAGAACCTAATTAATAACTGGGATAAGCTCCCGGAATTTGATTTCCTTCACCTAGGCTGGAACTATTATGCAGGATATAAGCCTCAGACAATTGAGGCAGTTGATATTCCTGAGCTGCCGGGCCTGTGGAAAGGAGATGGTATGTGGCTAACACATGCCTACATCATCACCAATGAGCTTGCACTTGATTGGCTTGACCGCACATATCGGCAGACCAATGGCCTTGATGCAATGACAGCAGACATGCAGAGTGATTGCAGAGCCTATGGATTTAAACCTCATATAGCTGGACAGGAGTTCAGAGGTGCTGGCATGAAAAGTCAAATTCGCCATACTTAGTAAATTTTAAACAATCATAAATGGATAATCTACAGTACATCCGTGATGCCATCAGGAAGGATGGCAACCGGGCTTTAGTTAAAGTAATTCGTTGGCAAATGAACCCGGCAACAGGCGCACAGGACATTCCTTATGAAGTCAATGTGAATGCTGCTGCTGCCCTTCGTGAACTTTCTAAACCAGTCAATAAGCGTTCATTCAGCTGGTCTAAGATCAGGCCAATGGGTGAGCTTTACATCGGTAAAGTAATGCAGCCAATTGCTCAAGACCCGCTAAGCAATCCTGAGGTTCTTAATAAACTCAAAGAGGAACTCAAGGCTCAGCTCCGGGCTGAAATGGAGGCAGAAATGAAGGCCTCATTGACAGAGGAAGAAGAGAAGCCAAAGCGCAAGAAGAAAGTAGTTGTGGAGGAGCTAGCAGAGAATGACCTGGACAATCCTTCAAATTTTATCACCAATGATCTAAACGAATTGCCACTATGAACATCAAGGAGTTTTTAATTCAGCAGGCCAAGCGTGCCGGAGTGAGCGATGATCCTGAGTTTAACCTTATGATTAGTGCTTCTGCTCTGAATGACATTCAAGTGCCGGAGGCAGTAAGCAACAGGTTTAATACTAACCTATTTGACTTTGAACTTGCCAAAACTAGTCTTGACTTAAAAAAGCACTTCATCAGCAACTACATGATGGGCTATGATGAGGAGATAGTTCGCATGGCTAAAGAGTACGGTCTGGACAGTAACTCAATTGAGGAACTGAAGGTAACTAAGAACAGCGGAGACAAGATTAAGCTGGCCCTTAAGAAGCTCAAGGACTTGGAAGAGAAGGCTAAGAACTCAGTCAATACCAACCAGAGCGAGGAGTTCCTTAAGAAGATGGCAGAAGCCCAGGCTAAGTATGATGACTTGGTTAATAAGGCAGAGGCAGACAAGAGCCTGATTGAGCAGAGGTATGTCAGCAAAATGAAATCTCTCTGGGAACAGACACAGCTCAACGGCATCCAGTGGAACGATCAGATACCTGAAGCAGCTAGAGTGCCAGCTTACCAGGCAGTTCTTGAGCGTAAGTTGGCTCAGCTTGATGGTCAGATTATCTATGATGCTGAGCGCAATGCTGCCAAGCTAGTCAATGCCAAAGACCCTACTCTTCCACTTGTCCACAATGGCAGGGAGTTTAGTTATTCTGACCTTTCTGCATTAGTTTTGCAGGAGAATAAGCTGCTTAAAGAGCAAGGAGCTGGTGGCTCTAATCCGAACTCTTACGCAGCAGGCACACCCAACTTTCCGGCTGCTCCAGTAGTAAGCCAAGGCACACAACTTCCGCATGCAGTTAGGTCTGCCCTTGCGCAGATTGACAGCATTGCTCACAAAATCAATTAAACTGATTTAAGAAAATGTCATTATCTACAGCTAATGTCTGCCCAGCGATCTTAACCTCGCTCTCAGACAATCTCATAAACAACCCGGCTAATGTGAACATCATGGGTGGCACTCTTGCTGCCTTGACTGATCCTTCAAACATGCGTGCAGGCCAAATCATTCGTCAGGCTAATGACAATGGCACAGGCCATAACCGTGAGGTTCGTGTTGTTTACAAGCAGCGTCAGCTTCCTTCTGATGTGGTTGATACCAAGTCATGCGAGGCTGGCCCACAGATGAACTACATTGAGGAGACTCTTGTCATTAACAATTTCAAGCAGGTTTCCTTCACAATGACCGAGGCTCAACTTCGCTCATACTGTGACGCATATAGTTCTCTGATTCAAATTACCGGGGCAAATTCACCGGGCATGATCGCAGAGCGTGCAGCTGGTATCGGTGCTGCTCAGGGTGCGCTATCTGTTGTTCGTGAGCTTTACAATGACATCCAACTTTCTACGAATGCTCTGATTCAGGCTGTCAATGATGATCTGCTTACTCAGATTCAGGCTGCTGCTGGTAACTGGTATGGCGGCACTGCCAATCCATCTTACACTGTTGAGGGTGCTGATGGCTCAATCTATGCTGCTGGTTTGTTCGCAATGAAGCAGAACTACATGAACACAGGCTTCAATGGCGCACCTATCATCATCGGTGGCTCTGGCGCACTTCAGCGTGTATGGATGAATGACTCTCGCTACTTCGGTCAGGGCGCAAATGGTATCAACTTTGCAACCGTTCGTGAGAATACCGGACTTGCTGAGTTCTACTTTGATCCTAATGCCAACACCAGACTTGGTGGCCCAGAGGGTGCAATCGTTTTTGCTCCTGGTTCTATCGTGTTCACTCCGTTCCTTGAGTATGTTGGTCAGTTTGGCAACATCGGCACAATGACTCGCTTCACTGCTCCTCTTCCAGGCCTTGAGCGTGTGTCTGCTGATTTCCGCATCCTTCCAAGTGAATGCACCGAGGAATACCAGGTCTTCATTAGCATGGCTTATGATTCCTTCTCTCCGAATGATGGCATGTTCCCTGCCGGAGATGTGAACGAGGGTGTGAATGGTATATTCACTGCTGACTTCGTTACTGCTGTTGCTCCTTAATCAATAGGAGGTTAAAAAAAAGAGGGAGGCCAAAAGCCTCCCTTTTTCATTATACCATTTATACATTAACCAATAACTACCGGATGCTCAGACTGATGTTATCCTTGAGCTGCGCACCTGGCACGAACTCACCATCCTTGATGGCTTTACTTATCTCAGACTTCCACACCTCCTTCTTGATTATCCAGAATGCAGGAGGAATAGAGTCTTCATTAATTACCTCAACAGCCTGACTCTTGCGAGTGCTTAGTTTAGCAAGTGGAGTCTCATATCTCCTGATGCCCTTGGCATCTTCCTGACCAAAGACCATAAGAGCAGCCAGCAGTGACTCTCTGAGTCTGGCTACGGTGTTCTCCTTGGCCTTCTTCAAGGCTTGGATTCTCTTAATCTCAGCAGCAGCCTGATCAGCCTCTGATTCGAGCTTCAGAATGAACTTGGCATAGGCTTCAGCCTTATACTTAAAGTTCTCTTTTCTGATGGCAAGTTCCTCAATGATCTCATCATTGACCTCACCACCGTTCTCCTCCATCAAAGCGATGAAGGAGAGTTCTTCTTGTGTTAGTTCCCAGAGTGTTGCCATGACTTAAAACGGTAATTCATCAATCTCTTCAACTAGTGTGCGCTGCTCAGTGGCATTGGTTACAATATGACCAACCTTGTCCTCATAGCCTGTGCGGACAGGTGCAGCCGGAGCTGGTGCTTTCATCATTGCCAGATACTCTTTGCTTCCGGTGATCATCTCCTGGAGGAATGATGGCAAGGTCATGAACTTCTCACGATTGAACTCCAACACTGAGAACTCCATTGATGGGTTATGCTGCGGAGGGCATGTCATGCCCTTCATCATTGGCATTACTGCTGCTATGCGCTCATAGACCTTCTCAGGATTAGACTTGCTTGGCTGATGAATGAGGTTGATCATGCACGGTGCGCCTATGAGCTTGGCAAGGTCAAAGGCCTTAGCCTCTTCTTCTGTCAGTGCCTTACCTCTCCAGGCATTAAGCATGGCCCTAAGATTGGACTTCTCATTTAAGCTAAAGGTCATCTCCTTGCTGATGGCACAAGGCTGCATGCCCTTGTCCTGATTGAAGCATTTAAGTTCAGTAGGTAACTCCCAGGTAAACCTGACAAGGTCTACTAATTTCTCCTCGCCCATGTACTTCTGCACAATGTGGCCAAGGTGAACAACTGAGTAACATCTGGCAACATAAGTGCCAGCAGGGATAAGCTCTCTCTGTGTGCTTTCTCCGGTAGATTTTGCGATAATCGCCATTGGTTTAAATTATATAAGTGAAACAAAAATTAAAGTGCTTGAAAAA